AGTATGAGCTATAGCTCAATTCCATTCCATGTACCATCGGCCATCCTATACCATATAATATAGCATAGCAGCATAATGCGAATCTAATCCATAGTCTACTCTTCTGGTTGACCATCCGATGTTCTCCAATTGGGTGTATGTTCTACATAATCATCCATTCTAGTACTTGTATCACTCCAATCACCTTGAACAGCGACCGTTTGCTTGTCTTTGCGGAACTTTCGATCATTTCGCGTTTCCGTCCGATTCCAATGGCCTACTATGTCAAGATTAATCCAAGCTGACATTACATCATTACTATATGCCATTGCTGGATACCTTTGCGCGATTACGTTCCTTCCGTCCGCATCCGCTACATAAAATCCCGCCCGTTCATTTGCAATTGTTTTCGCGGCGGGCATTTTCTTTAAAATTCGGCGCTTCGCCTCGTAATAGGCTCTTAATCTCGTCTCTTTATTCATCACTATCATTTACCATTTTTCTTATTAATGCTCCTAGTTCAAAATTATTAGGAGTCGCTCTAGTCAGATCATACACATCAGCAAATGATGGTATCTCTTTTAAACTATAACTCACATCCCATTCAGCTCCTTCAGGTAAGCTGCATTCCCAAGTAGTTTCTAAATCTATAGCTTGTCTATCTATTATTTCATAGTACTCATCTTCTGATACTTGTACTTGTAATGTATCAACATGTTCACCGGGCTCTCTCATATAGACCCTTCCTGTTATAGGCTCACCTGTGTTAATTTCCTTAAGCGTCTCTTCGCTTATCCATAATGTAATTTTCATACTCTTATCCTTTAGTTGCAAATTTACTATTTAATGACTTAGCTAATGGCATGATCTTATCAGTAGCTATCTTTTCAGCATCCTTACCATACATCTTTTTGAAAGTACTCATATCAGCTCCATCATAAGAACAAATATAATAAGATAATATCTTGATACCAGCAGCTCTCATTTTCTCTACTTGAGCTTTAGTATGGTTTGTTGCACTATCTCCATAGTAATCAACTCCAGGACCACTGAATCCAGGCATACCATCTGAGAAGTTTATGAAGTAAGTGTCTGTATTGTTTGATACCTTAAGCATCTCTTTCATTGTTGCTTCGAAGCAAAGACCTTCTGGAGTAGAACCTGAACATCTGATGTGAGCAAACAATCTAGTAATCTTGCTGAACTTATCTTTTCTTGAATCATATGCTATAAGCATACAAGGTAGATACTTATCACCTACATAGTCAACACTTCTGTAAGTAATAACAACATCCATATTGCTAACCATCGAAGCAGCTTTTGCAATTGCTACTGCAGCTGTTTGAGCTTGCTCCCATTCAGAGCCACTCATAGAACCAGAAGCATCAATTGATAAGTAAAGAAGTACAGGATTGAAAGTATCAACGTCTAACCTAGAGAAAACAGCTTCAGCACCATGTCCTAAAGATGATATCAATCTTCTGTCTATCTTACCATTACGTAATCTAGTCGTCTTAAGAGTAGTATCTTCATTACGAACTTGTAACTTACGACCTAACATAGTTCCCATTCTTGTACCTTTCTCGATACATGCAGCCCATCGTTTATTGCTCGTTGAGAACATAGTTGTATATACCTCTGATTCTATTAAAGCTTTTGTCATATTGTTAATAACAATGCAATCAATACCTTTTTGAGTACCATAAGCATTACCATAGTAATCAGTCTTCTCAATACCTTCACCAACCTTCTTCATATTCACGTCAGCTTCAGTCATTGCATCTACTTTCTTATTATCAGATTTAGATAACTTAGACTTCTTGATATCTCCTTCCATGAAGTCTTTTTGCTTTTGAATTGCATTATCTAACTGACGACGTTGTCTTGGATTTAAGTCATAGTTCTTATCATCTGTACCAGTAGTAGCTTCACCACCTTGAGCTGAACTACCATCATCTTCTCCTTGATCAGAACCTTGACCAGTACCTTCTCCTTGACCTTCTCCGTCTTGAGGAGTATCTTGATCTTGCATCTCGTCCCCTTGCGGATTATCTTGAGCTTCTGCTTCTGCTTTCGCTTCTGCTTCTGCTTTCGCTTGAGCTTCTGCTTTCGCTATATTCGTAGCAATGATAGTTTCAATCTCAGCAGCAACATTTAATGCATCTTGAGTAGATTTTAATCGCTTGATATTACGAAGATCTAATACATTCCAGATATCTCTAAGACCTGGCATAGCATCTAAGTCAGTAGCAGTATTAGTAAAGTTAATGATACGGAACATGTAGTTATCACGAGTTACTTCGCGCTTATCACCACTCTTAAGAGCTTTTGTAATAATATTAGCTTCGAAGTACTTCTTATACATAGCTTTATAATATGCCTTATAACCAGGTGCACTACTATATACGAAATAATCGATTCTTCTATCTTCTACATAATTAAGAATTTCTTTAAGATTTAAGTAAGTATCGTACCCACCATCTTCAAACCAATCTTTACCAGCTTCTTTCCACTCATTTCTCAATGCATCTTGCATATCTGAAAGAATGTTGAAGTCAGTTAAAGCGCAGTGAGAACCTTCATGAAGTGCTAATCCTACTACATGATCGAAATTGCTATCATCTACCTTAGAAGATATAGTAACAACTTGACCATCTGTGTAGCTATCATTCCCACTATTATATTTAACAGGAATTGACTTACCAGTAACTATACTTACGAAGTTAGCAATAGCACGCTTCGTAGCAGCAAGTTTAACATAATCTTTACTAGGAGCTAATCTCTGCCCTGTTAGCACATCTACGTCAGTGCCTCTATCCATCCAAAAATCTGTGTGTAATGTATTCATCTTTATCTTTTTACTAATTTCTATACCTTAATATAGTAATAATATCTCGGGTATGCAACTTTTTTACCAATTATTTTCAAAAAAGTTTAGTATTTATCATACCAATTGAATAGCCCATCTTCCAATGCTTGCATTTTAGCATCATGCTTTGCTTGAGCCTTAGCTTCATTCTCCATGCTGAAGTAGCCATTAATAACTGATTCAAAATCACCACCACTTGATATTGGAGTATCAGTAGTAGCTACAACTCTATATGTAGGTTGAAAATCCTCACATAGAGCTTCATCATAAGCCTTTAGCTTATTATATTGCTCAATATTAATATGTGTTTGTCTAGAGATCCACATAATCATATTGTATTCATTGATGTTGTCTGCTGTAATTTCGATGTCTTTAATCATAGTGTGTGTTTTACTGTTCTTGAATTTCTTATAGTATAAATATACGAAGAGTTATTCGGGGAGGCAACTATTTACACAACTATTTTATAGAAAACCACCATTTTTTTTGAATCTATTCTTTTCGATTGTCGAACGACATGGTGGACCTACTTGGAGGTAGTAACAATTAAGGCATAGTACACGGAGATTATTTAGCTCATGATTAGTTTTATCACCATCTATCCAATCTAGCATAAGTGGTGCATTTAAATCAGTAATACGCTTTTCATCAAAGCCGCATGACTCACATGCTTCAGCTTTATAAGCTTCTCTAAATAATCTTTCTTTAAGTTTATCAGTAGGATGCTCTGGATGCATTCCAGCTAGAACCTCTTCGATTGGATACTTATCTTTGTAACCTTTTCTTGATTTGTGTGTAATACCTGCACCTCGTTGATTTTTATGAGATTCAAATAATGAAATACCATCATCGTTGAAGTACATTTTAGCATATTTTTTATAAGTATTATAGTGAAGACCTAGAAATTTAGCAGCAGATCTATTCGACAGAGTATTCTTCATAGCATGTTCTATCTCACTCTGTAAGATATTAAATGAACCGCTCTTACCCTGTCGTTTAAAACGTCTCATTACTTCTTAGGAAAATTGGAGAATTGATATTCACAATTATATTCTTCTGCAAGGCGTCTTGTTGCAACTAAAGCGTTATTAATACCATCAACTACCTCTGCAGCAATTGGAGTATCATGGTGAAACACACTAATAATAAATTCGTTTGTATTATCTTTAATAAGGGATGCTCTCACATTATAATCTGTTGTTTTACCCTGTGGTGTATTAAATGGCATAACTATTCCTCTCTTAATTCATATAACTTTTGTTTAAACCTAAGCTGTAAATATTTGCTAGTAATATACTTAATATCATAGTTACGCTGTAACAATCTTATTAATCGCTTGCAGGTTGATAATTGCTCTTGATTTATACAAGATCTAATACATTGTATCACCCATATTATAGCAAAGTCTTTACGTGTTGGCTCTTTTTTCATATATATAAATATACGAAAAATAAATTAGATAACCTACTACCCTACAAAATCATAATCAGTGTAAGTAATCCAAACTTTCTCACCGCGCTCAAGTTCATTAGCTATCATAGGATAAATACGCTTGTATGCTTGTGTTGATTTACCTATAAATCCGTTCTTTACTAATTGATTATTCTCTTGAGAGTCACCTATAATAAGGCAACCACTTGTGTGCTCATCTGTATTACCTGTATGAATGAGTATGTATTCGAAGCCTGGTACATCTTGCACATGCAGCATTCCTTTATGCATATCAGGGAATCTTTTTGTATACTTTCCATGGAATCCACCAACTGTTCTTAATTTAATCTCATAAGTACCAGCAGGTACACGAGTTTCATGCATTACTTTATCATTACGAAACTCATCCTCTAATGTATAACATAAAAACTGACGCATACTTGTGTCAGCACCTAATTGAAATAATAATCCAGATGATGAATCAGATTCTGAACTAATTCTTAAAACTTCTAATTTCATATTACCACTTTTTACAAGACCAGTACCCTGGTGTTGTTTTATCTTTCTTTTGATCACATTTATGTCTAGCTCTGAATGATTTGCGTCGTTCAGGATTATCTTTTTTAATTACCATACCTTTCTGACCAAAGTTTACTTTAACAATATTACCTTTAGCATTCTTAACATATACTTTAAACTTTTTAACATCGCCTTGCATAGGAGTATTGAGCTTTACCTTTCTACCTTCATATTCACCTTCCTGTAACTCATTGTGAGGATTCTGCTTCTTAATATAATCAGATAATTTATTTAGTGCATCATACTCTTTCAAATAACCTTCCTTTATCTTAACGCATTTATCCTTACCATTAACTGTACCTGCATAACGATACCCATCCCAACATGCTTTACCATCTGCACCTTTAATCTTTGCCTCACTAGTCTTTTTCTTACCTCTACGCATGTTTAATTGCCACCGTGCCATTCTACCCTTCTCTCCACTTGCCTTTGATAATTTTTGTAATTGCGCCATAGATGCTTTTTTAGGTATACCTACTCGTTTTGATATACCCTTTCGACCTGGATTCTTACCATCTTTAAAGTTTTCATCCATACATGTATTACATCCACAGCCACAACTCATAAGAACCTCGCTAAGTCTGAAACTGCTTGTCTAGCACTTGATATCTTTAACCCATAGTATTTTACTAAATATGTAAGTAATTTACCGGCTCTATCTAACGTCTTATTACTAACTTCGTTAACATTTTCTTTCTTATCTATCTCAGGATGGAATCCAAGATACACTCGCTTGGCTTGACCATGTGATTTACCATCACCTTTAAGTTCTGCGGATACAATATTAGATGGCTTATCATACCAATAATAAACATCATACCCCTTATCTTCTCTCCACTTAACAACGAGCCCTCTTTGATGCTCATCAGTATCAGCTTGTAGTACTACTGCTTTCCCTTTAGGTAATTTTACTGCCATTATACATCCTTTACACTTTTACTTTTATAATCAATAGACCTTGACCTACCTCTATTATCTGTTACCTGTTGTATTTTTCTAACAGCTAAATAAGCTTGACTAACAGGGTCTCTATCTGAAGAGGTTATTCCCATGGTAAATGAGAAAGTCATCTTATCTAATTCATCTAATCCATTATCTGCGTCTGTTTTTGTATTATAAATACGAATTTCAGCCACGGTATTAGGTGACTGATTAGCATTGTAAATTATATTAGTAATTTTATGATATGCCTTACTAGATGTAACACCATGTCGTGTTGTATATCCAAACTCTAGTGCCATATTATCTCTTCCAGTATGATCGCCATTCACTAAAGCTAGGAGCATTAGAAACAGCTGTTACATCATTTGATTTTAATTTGTTTTGTGCACCTAATCCATCTCCGTCAGAAGTAATCATAAAAGCAAATTTCTCTTTAGTATTAACAGCAAAAAGCCCTGCAGGTAAGCTTACTATATATGTTCCTTTAGGTACCTTAGCATAGCTCTTATCAGTTGTATATAAAGCTCCAGGTACTCCACCTCTTGCTTTTGTATTAAACTTAACCATAGCTGGTCGTTTAATTAGCCACCCCTTTGCATTACCTTCCATTAATAAATCTCTTAATTTCATAGTCCCATACCTCGTCGGTTATATTTTGTTCTTTGGTCTACATCTACATATTGTACTGAATCATATGTTCCACAATGTGGACATCTTAATTTATCTAATCTAGATGCTTCATTTATTTTCCACTCTTCATCACAAGCTTTATCAGCACATTTATAAATATATGTATGTCGAATAAAAACCTTGTGCGGCATTAGAAGGCCTCCATTACTAATTCATCAATAGCATTTTGGACCTCTTTTCTAGTAGCTTCCATAGTCATCATAATATTTGCTTGAAACCTTTTCGCTTCTTCATTATTATTAAATACTACTAATGTGGGTACTACTACTATTTTATATTCTGAAGCCCATCTAGAATCAGCAGCTATATCAACTCTTTGTACCTGACAATCAGTTAACTTACTTAACCATTCAACATCATTAGATTTATTAAAACTAGCATTAAATTCAACAATTACCATGCCATCAGGAAAATCTTGTCCAATACATAGTGTGTTTATTATAAATAGTATTCCAAATATTATCTTTTTCATAACTCTCCTATCTTAATTTATCAATCTTATCCTCAATACTCTTCAAATCATCTTTAATCTCCTTCACATCATCTTGAGTTGTCATAATAGTTTGACGGATTAATTGATCTTTCATATCATACTCCATTCTAGTTATTTCAGGATCAGGTGGTAGAGGGAGTTCCTTAGCCTCAGCTATATCATTTTGTAGTGTAAACCACATACCTACCAATGTAAATATTAACACAGCTATACCTGCTAACGTTTTTACACTTATATTTAAACTAGTATCTTCACTCAATTCTTTAGCCATTGCTATCTCCTAAAATATTACATAGTTAAGCCCAACACTAAAGTTGTGCCATCTTCTGTTCCAGTATTTGTTGTATCTTCCTTCTACAAATACACCTAAACTTTTATTAAATCTGTAACCAAATATTAGGCCACCTGAATAATCAACCCACTGTCCATTGTTATATTTGTAATAAGAATATTTATTTTCTGTATTTATGTGGTAAGGCATTATATTACCCCATGAATGAAACCAAAAGTCTTTTGTGAAATGGTAATAATCAAATCCAAAAACAGCTGAATATTCTACTATATTAGATAATGAAGCTCTTTGGGATTCAGCATAATCATCTATAACTTGAGGTATAATAACCTCTTCCCAAACTTCTTGACTTGTTGCAACAACATTACCAGTCGGATCTGTATAAATCCCATCTAATGTTATATTGTATCCCTCTTGAAGTGCCAGATATGTATAATGTAAATTGCCATTGTCCAAAACCCAATCTGCTAAAGGGTTAAACCCATAAGGCTCTGCCAGTCTCTGAACAGCCCCTAAATTAACAGATAATTTACCAAGCTCACCTATTTTAAACCTGTATCTTTCTGAAGATTCAAAATATCTAATATCAGCAAAACCATCTTCTAAGTACTCTACCTTAGCAACCCACTTATCTGCTACATACCTTATAAAATGATGTTGATTTGTAAAGTTTACACCTAAGCGTCTTACAAAATCTGTTTCAAATAAATATTCAAAACCATCTAATCGGCCTAACGTAGCTGCATCGCTGTAAGAATTTTCTGTACCATTATAAAACGTTAATGCTCTATTTTCATATCCGAATCTTTTAATTTTTCTAATACCAATTGAGAATGCATAATCAAAAGGTGTTTCAATAGTCTGTTCTTGCAACGTTCCTGATGTTACTGACCATACTTGATCGTCTCCTAAAGAAGTACCACCATTTACAGCTGCATAAAATGTAGAATATTTAAATATATTTTTAAAGGTTTGTGCATTGCTATAAGTAGATAAGCACAATAATAATACTAATAATTTTCTCATTGTTTTATTACCTTTTTATTAATAGATTTACCTTCATAAGTTACTACAAAGTTATAAACACCATTCGGTAGTTGTGATACATCTAATTGATTTACTTCTTTATGAAGTTGGTTAGATTTAACTTTTATAATTAATCTACCATTTATATCATAAACATCTAATTCTATTTCTTTATTAGTAATAATATTAACAACATCTTTAAAAGGATTTGGATATATTACCACTTCAGCATGTTGTAGTAGTTCACTAATATTAAGTCCGTTTTGAACTTGACAGTAATCATATAACCCTTCACATTTAATATCCCATTGATAATTACAGCAGTTAGGATCTACGGCTATTACCCATGCATAACATGAGTCGTTTAACCAGTAAGGTTCTCCAGGTCCATCAATACAACCTGCATCATATAAACAACTAGCATTATCTAAGTTAGCAAATGCATCATAGTTATAAGCTGTTTCATCCATACAGCCTTCAAGTATTTCTATACAAGAACCATCTTCTGTGTTGGCATCTATACTATAATTTAATGCTTCAGTATCCATGCAACCGTAAATTATATCAATACAAGTAAAGTCATCAGTGTTTGCTTCTTCATTATAATTAAAAGCATTAGGATCTGTACAACCTAATATAGTTGTAAAACAAGCTCCTTCTAACTCTACATTAGCATTTGGGTCATAATTATCTGCAGCAGGATCCATACAACCAAAATATAAACAAGAGGTTGCGTCATTTAAATTAGCTAATGAATTATAGTTCCAGGCTTGTTCATCTGTACATCCTATAATCCATGGTTGACAAGAACCATCATCTGTAGTTGCATTCGCATTATATCCATATAAAGTAGAATCTGTACAACCTTCTAAAACAGGAATACATGGTGCAACATTAAAATCATATGTATTTGCCAATGGATCATAGTTAAACATTTCCAATCCTTGCCAATTAAATTGCTCAGTACATCCATATACTATAGGCTCACAAATATCACCACAATAAGGTAATGCTGAATAAACGTTCCAAAATGGTGGTTGGAATGGTTGTAATGCACCTGCTCCATTGTCTTCAAAAGGATTAACACCACCTGATAATAATTCAACTCCATCATCTCTTACAATTGTAAAAGAATTATGCATTGTTTGAAATAATACTTCTTGAATTGGTTGCTGAGGAGCTTGTACTTGAAAATAGTATACTTCAACAGACTTATCAGATTCTAATTGTATATTCCATGATTGTTCTTCTATACCAGGACCTAATGTATATATCCATTCTTGTTCTCCATGGAATACAGCTAAATAAGAATCACCCCATCCATCAGATGCATCATCTTCAATAGTAATAGTATAGTTACAAGGAGATATAAGTTCTAATGAATTAGCATTAGGATCGTAATTAAATTGACTATCATCAGTACATCCATATATTTTTTCTGTTTGGCAATCTTCAGGAACATTAACATTAGCTGCTAAATCATATTCTAGGAAGTTATTATCCATACAACCATAGATAGGTGGTATTTCACAATATGGTAACCAAATGGGACCAGAATAAATAGCTACACCAAACCCTACTTCAGGTAAAGCCCATACTGTATCTAATCCATCACCACAAGGTTCTGTATCTGCTAATATTACAAAATTACCATCTGTTCCACCATTGTATAAAGATCCTTCCATTCCATCACCATAGTCATCACTTAATATAAGTTCAACACCTGTAGTAGGAACACATAATTCATATGGTATAGTTGTATTAGCTTGTGAATAATCATATTCTCCACCTACAACATTGGCTACTGGTTGGCCTGTACTAATATCTGTAAGTATCCAACCTGTCTCACCTGGAAATTGATCTAATGTAATTTGAAGTATCATTTTAGCTTCACCATCAGAACATACTCCATTAACACAAGAACCATTATCAGCTTCTGCTAAAGGATTATAATTAGGCGATCCTGGATCTGTGCATCCAAATATAGGAAATTCACATGTAAAGTTTTCTACATTAGCTTCTGGATCAAAGTTTAATGCTGTATCATTTGTACAACCTTCTACAACTGGTAGACATGACCCATCATCTGTGTTTGCATCTGGGTTAAAATTAAAAGCAGAAGAATCTATACAACCTAAAATTTCTGCATTAGGATCAGGACAATCTCCTTCATCCCAATTGAATTCTTCACAGTCAAAATAAACAGGATTTCCTAAATAGGAATAAATCCCATTATCACAATAACCATCACCTATCCAACTAGTAATATTAGTTACATCAGAACCATTACAATCAAGTAAAGGATATTGACAAGAATCATTATCGACATTTGCGTTTTCATTATAATTTAATGCTAAACTATCTGTACAACCTTCTATATCTGCAGAACTACAGTCTCCTAATAAAAATGAACCTACACTGCCTTCTAATTCATTAATTGTCCAAGAGACTTCGCCTCCGTAAGAACCGCCACCTACTTCAATTGTATTGCATTCATTTAAATCAACACATATAGTATCAATTCCTTCTGCTCCTGTAATGAGTGTAAGAGAATTATCACCTACTGTTAAAGTGTTTCCATTCCAACCGTCTCCATATGAATCATACATATAAACAACTACATCTGTACAATTTTGACTATACAGAGTTGTTGATATTAATAATAATAATAAAAATAACTTCCTCATACGCTCTCCTACCGAATATTCTTTTTTAACCACTTTGCAATATAATTAAGTAGCTCTTTCTGTGCTGGTTTAATATCAGATGCTTGAGTCTCAATACCCTTTCTCCAACCCATCCATGCATCTTTAATAAGATCTAATCCATCATCAAGATCATACATACCTTCAATATACTGTTCTTTTAAAGGCTTGGCCTCTTCTTTAACCTGCTTTGCAGCTTGTTTTGCTTGAAACTCTTTCTGAATACTAGCTAATGTTGGTAACGGTGCACCAAATGTTCTATTTTTATACCCGGGTGTATTTTCGTTTAATTTTTTCTTAGACATTCTTTCTCCTACTTTTTAGCGAACTTTTCAACGCCGGCAATACCAAAACATCCTAGTACTACCCATACAAATGAGTTATAAACAAACTCGTTAATTACTAAATCTTTACCAACATAGCCTGTTACTAAATCAGCTACCATTATTGCTATCATAATAAGAAATGCTATAAATCCTATTATAGATTTCTCATTGTATTCGTTTTCGTCTTTAAAGATATTCCACATGTTAGACTCCTAATTCATGTTTTTAAGCATATTTGCAATAACAGATACAGCTCGAACTCTATATTGTTTTCCAATAAGTCTTGAAGCTGCTAATTTATCAAATATAGTCATTGCTGCCTTTGTAGGATTCACAGCTTCCTTAACAGACTCTTTCTTTTTTTTCTTATAATCTTTATGCCAGTGCTCATTCTGAGTAACTATTTTAAGTTCTTCAACAGGAATATCTTCTACCGTCTTTCCACTCTCAAATAATACATCGTAATGAGTAACAACATATCTATTACCTTCTTTAATTAGAGTATGCTTTTCTGGTATGCAATCACCTTTACCATAAGTTTCATGAACTACTTTAGCAGCACAATCATGCTTATAGCCTGGTGCAGATTCTTTCATAGGTTGAATAGAAACAACTTCTAATCCAACTCTAATGGTTTTCTTTAACATCTTAACGATTTCAGCCTTACTAATACCGGGCGGTATTTGAGCTGTGTAAGTTTTATCAAAAGCTTTATCACGATATATAACATTATAACCTGATGTCTTTGCTTCCTTATGCATTCGCATCTTACCAGGTGTAGTGAACTTCTCTTTCTCTAAACGTTCTATAAGTTTAGATTCTAATAAAGCACTTAATTTTTTTGCATTCATATAAGTATCCTTGTTTACGATATTATTCTTATATAAATATATGTAACAGTATTAATACACTAAATATCAGAGCGATTAATCCATAAAACTCTTCCAACTGCATCATTAACTCTAATAACACCATTATCTAGAATTTCATCAATCTTAATCTTACTACCTTTTGGTATATATTGCCCTGTGTGAGCATCATATATATCTCTCTGAACAACTATCTTATTACCTTTTCTTATGTTTAACATATCTATAACCCTCACTCATTAATTCTTCAGCGTGTACTCTAGCTGCTTCATGTGATTTAAACGGACCTGCTAATTTATGTTTACCTTGACATACAAATACCTCAACGTTACCTTTACTTACCTTTTTTGATGGGTAAGTTATTCGCTGACGAATATCAAAGTATCCAATCTTACAAATATAATTCCCTAATCTTGTCCGCTTACTACTTTTCAAATGTATACTCCTTAGCATAATGTTCTTATATAAATATATATTTATTTATCTTCCCTAGGTTTCATCTTACGTATTTTCTTTTTTATTTTAACTTTAGAGCGTTGGACATCATTGTCACTCTCATAATCTAATTTATTTACATTTATCTTAACCATTAGTTAATCCTCACCTTATAGCTTTTTATTTCATCTAAGAACTCTGTTACTGTTAGTGTTTTATTTTGATCTGTCTTAATCGTTACATGCTCAAGTAATTCTGGTTGGCTTGTAGTCATCTTCATAAGAGTACTTAAGCCTTGCCCACCCCAAAATACTTTAAAACTAGTCTCACCTAATAAATTACTATCTAGATAAGCATCAGATTCATCATCGCCAGGCATCATTAGATAGTATTGCATATAATATAATCCTCTAAATTTTTAGTTGGCTCCCACCCTAACTTCTCGCGCGCGTTTGATGTATCACATAGTGTTACAGGATATTCTCCTTTACGAGCAGGAATATACTTTCGATCAACACCATACATATCTACTATCTCATTAATAGAGAAATTTTTACCTCTTCCTAGTTCAAATATATCTGCTCTATGTTCTTTACCTAAGCATTTATAAAACCCATCTACTATATCATCTACATGGGTAAAATCACGACGCTGCTCGCCTGTACCAGTTATAGTTAATGGTTCTTTATTTCTAAATTGTCTGTTAAAAATACCTAGAACGGTTGAATACTCACCCTCTTCTAATTGATGCGGACCATATACATTATAAAATCTACAAATAGATGTATTCATCCCATAAACCTGAGAATATAAATTACATAGCTGTTCACCTGCATGTTTTGACCATGCATAAGGACTTCCATATAATCCATGGTGAAACGAACTAGACCCAGCATATATAAAAGGTATATTTAATTTTCTAGCTAATTCTAAAATATTTAATACGCCATTAACATTAGCCTCAATAGTTGGTTGTGGATTTTTTAATGATGGTTGTATTCTAGCTAATGCAGCTAAATGAAATATAGCATCAAGATTTTGAAATTCTGATCTATCTATTATACTCTTATTATTAATATCTATATTATGATAAGTACAACCTAGCTGTTCATTAGAATGCTTACCTGTCGAATAATTATCTATTGAAATTACATCGTGATTTTCTATAAGTAATCTCTTTACTAAGTTTGTACCCACAAACCCAGCACCACCTGTTACTAATATTTTCATATCGTTCCTTAAAATATTTTTATTGGATTATTTTTTGTGATACGTCCATTGACTATACCCCATTTATTAATAAATTTATTATGTGAGTGATGCTCAACTGCTTGCCATTCTCCTCGCCTTGATGTTTTACTACCAAAGTGATAAACAGCGGCAGATGAGACTTTTTTATTAAAACCAGCTATATCGTATCTAAGCATAATATCATCATCTTCTCTGAACTTAACAAATGTATGACCATCAATGCCGATATAATCTCTTTTAAATACAGCAAAGAATAATTGTGAACCACCATCAATAACTTTATCTTCCACCTCAAACTCACCCCACTTATCTTTATCAAAATCATCTAAAGAGTAACCACAATCTAATATTACTTTACCAGGATATGTATCAGGATATTTAGGAGGCTCTACTCTTGTGTAAGTTAAGACAGTATTAGGAGTTATATCACGCCGTATCTTTTCAACAAACCCTTCCTTTAATATCATATCATTGTGAAGTAAAACAACAATGTCACCAGTAGCTTTAGCGATAGCATTATTATAATTAACACCTAACGTAACATTATCTATATGATCAATTACCTCAATAGTATCATCATTACCATATAATGATTTAATATTATTAAGTAGATTTAACGTATAATCTCGATTAGTACCATCTGAAGGTATAATTAGAGATACTTTATTAACTCTACCTTTAATACCACATATTTGATGTTGCGAATCAAATTCAGGCATTCCTCCCCACTTATCTACAAACTTCTTTGCATTCACTCTTTCAGCTGTTGATTGACGTTCTGATGTTGTATTATTATTTTCCTCTAATCTATGACTCCCTCTAGCTCCAAAATGGTAAACAAGACTTTTTGTAGTAGTTACAAATTTAAATCCTTCACGATACATTCTCCAAAACAGGTCATGATCATCCCAACTAGTAGGAGCAAATATAGGATCATTACCACCAATAAAATCCCAATCACGCTTTTTAATTAGAGCACTCACTCCAAGTCCCCTCGTATACTCTATATCATTTTCCTCTTTGAATTCTTCAGACCATTTATCAAATATTTCAGTATCAAATGAATCATAGTAAGCTCCAAAAGCATCTTGTGGTACAACTATATTTCCTGGCGTTGTTTGTGACCCGGGAAACATTTGTGGCTCTATTCTAGCTGAATTAACCCATAGACGCTCATTAGGATACTTATCAAAAAGATGCAATAATGATCTATCCCAATCTTTAGTAACGTAGAAGTCAGAGTGTAAGAACATTATATATTCTGTTTTAACTCTATCAGCACAATAATTCATCCCACCTCCTATACCTTTAGGTGAGTCATTCTTATCTATATAGACATCTAGATTATAATGCTCTTTAACACTCGCTAACCATTCATCTGTACCATCAGTACAATTCTCTGCATGAATAACAAACGGAGCATCTTTATAATAGCTATTTTTACGAACAGATTCTATTGCTATTTTTAAGTATTCTAAATTATTATATGTTGATATACAAAATGTTATCATGCTTCCCAATACTCCTTAACTAGACTCTGAACTTCACCAAAGGTTAATTTAGCTTTATCAGAAATATTAACTGATAACATAGATTTTAAATAATCTTTACCTTCTAAGTACCTATTGCCTATTTCAGTAACAAATATGCCATCTAGAATATACTGTTGGACGTTATGCTTACCACAGCAATACATAAAGTACGTATCATCATCACCATACGATTTCAAACCAGCTGGCAGAGGTATTGCTTCGAATGCACTAGATTTAAATAGATTAAACCACCCACCACCAAATTTTGGCTGCTTGTTTAATTTAATAGAAATAACACTATTTAATACTGTATCATCTATTGAATAAGAATCAAAGTAATCACGATGATTGAAAGGTTCATTAATAAATTTATTATTAACTAACACATCCCATGATGAATCCCAGTACTTAATAATTTGTGGGGAGATAAAAAAGTAATCATCGGTACAAACTTTACTTGAGTTTATAAGGCATGGTAGAGTAGCTTTTGAAAAATACATGTCACTATCTAACCATATAATGAAATCTTGTTTCTTTTTTGAACATACTCGTCGCTTATCTGTACAACCTTGTATTGAATTATCTGTATCAAATTCAGTAACAAAATATTGCTTTACTAATTTCTCTAAATATTTAAATTTATTTACAAAAAATTCTTTAGGTAATTGTGAATTATTCCAATCCACTATAGTATCACTTATATTCATTGTTATATCCCATACAACAGTATCAGAAGAATCAATATGATATGTAGAAGGTATCATGCAATGAACCTGTCTTTCTAAATCATCTATTTCCCATGGCTGAATATACTGTACAATTCTATATAGCATAATTTGCTCCTTCTTGTCTGTAACGGATAAACATTTCTTTATATATTGAGTGATTTAAAAAATAATTATGCATATTGCCATCTGCTTGCTTACAGAAATCTGACTCTTTTATTTCTGTAGCACCAGCTTTAAATGTTTGACTGACAAGGTGAGCTAATGTTATGTTGTCACTAACTCCAACCTTTAACCCATGACGCTCTGCTATCATTCCTGAATAGAAATCAGCTCCCCAACCTAAAAATAATTCATCAGGAAACTTTACAATAGCTTCAGCTAAATCTCTTCTTATTACAGGACACATAAAATCAATAAAAGGTACTTCCCTTACTGTACCTGTTCCCCAGTTCCACATCTGCTTCCAAAAACATTGATCAACACCGATTTGGTTGATAGCTGGAGAGTATAGTGCTAGATCTTTTTCCTTCATCTCAGCTAACATGTTAGTTAATAGTTTAGGTCCATGAAAAATTAAGTCGTTATTAAACAGAATAAAGTATTCATGGCGTGTTGTTAAAAAGTATTCTAAAACTACATTCAATCCACCACCAAACCATAAATTCTCTTCAAGTTCATGTGTTGTGCTTTTTGCCTTTTTAGTTTTAGAACCATTATCTAATACCATAAGCTCATGACTATTGAAAGATTTATCATGACGCAATTGATTAACTAAATTATCAGTTAAATCTGGTTGATTATAATTAAGTGTAGCTATTAACATAAAAATACTTCCTTGAATTTATTCATAACATTTTCTGGTGTAAACTCTTTATAGCAATTCCAATCTTTATTTTCTATATCGCTTTTTGTAATATACATTAATAAAGAATACAATTCATCATAATTTTTATAATAAAATCCCTTATCACCTAAAGTATCGATATGATTACGTTCTGGTGATTCACTATATGTAATTACAGGTTTATTACATGTTGAAGATTCTGCTATTGTTAACCCAAATGTCTCTCCTCTATAGCGACCATGTAGTAGTATATCAAATGTATTAATAAATGCTACCTTTTGGTTTAAATCGAATATAGGGTTAATAAATAATACATTATCCAAATTACAGAAAGGGTCATGATTCATAAATAAGAATACAATATCATCGCGTTTATTTGCAACGTCAATAACTACATCTCTTGCAAACTGTAAATCGAAATTGTTACCACCATACCAACCTACAACAAATTTATCCTGAATATTAAAAGTTTTTTTATAATTGATAGCTTGCGGTACATTAGGAAGGTTTACCATATGAGGTACCCATGGTATATTATATCGTGTACCTAACCATTTAGATATACCAACATATTTATCTCCATGCTTATGATTGCCATGAAATACAACATGTATTAAATTTGTTATTCCATCAATAGTTTTATCAACTTCACCAGACCTTAGATAATAGATCGCATCACATTCTGTCTTTTTAACTATTGTAGGTACATCAATGTCAAAGTCATTGTATTTATAGACTTTAAACTCACTTTCAAATTTAGCTAATGTACTCATATCAGAGTCTTTATTTACTAAAATAATAGACTCATTACCAAGTATATTGCGATTATGTAAAGCATAATCATATGTAGCTACGTATGTACCTCTTAAACCTAATTTATTGCAGTGGAAAGCTATTTTCATATATTATATAAATTCTCTACTATTTCATAACTATCATTATTGTAAAAACTTTTACCATTAAAATCTCTAGAAAACTCTTCATTCACTAACGATATCCAATCTGTATCATTTCTATGACCCCATGTTGTTACTTTAGTTATCATCTGCTCTTTAGTTCTAACCCAAGAGAAGTGATGAATCAATGGTAAATTATTATGTAATACCATACGCTTTTTTCGTAATTGATAGACATTATTTAAATCATAATACTGCTCTCTATCCAAACCTGATAATGAACTATCATTAACAGCGTATTCTTTACGAACCATTACAGCAGAATCTTCAAATGATAGTGAACGATATATTGGTTCCCTAAAGTATGTATAATTTGCTATCTTTATACTATCATAATTCTCAAACGGAAACTCTTTTAAAAACTCATTAAACGCCTTAACATCAATAATTTCATCAGCATCTAGAAATAATACCCAATCTATATCATCATCAACTAAAGAAACACCAATATTACGTGCTGTGAGTAACCCATACCTTGTATGATTACCTTGCTCCCATTCGAACGAAGTAACATTAACATTAGGATACTCATTTGCTAAATTAGTAACTGACTCCATATCTTCAGGTGTACCATCCCACCAATGAGAACTAACAGGAACAATAACCTGATCGCTCACTTTTAAAGCATTATCAATAGTCTTTCGAATAAAACGCTCATCATTGCTACAGTAGCATATAATTGTAGCTAATTTCATATTTTCTCCCAATCTGTTAACGGTGCTAACCATCTTGTTTCACCGTGAGTAGAGAATCCCGGTATACTTGTTATTAATAATTCATTATTAGCACGCAGTTCTAAAAACATTTCATAATCACTTGGATGTTTTGAATTTGTCCACTTTCTTAATATAGGCTCAACCTTTTTAAGAGTACTAACTTTTGCTGCAAATGTCATAGTTGTGGAGTTAGTAATCTTCCAGTGACAAGAGTTAGTTAAATGTACTCTTGTATCTTCTGCTCCTCCATCGCAATAAGAATTACCACCCATGGCTGGTTCTAGATATTTATCTGGATGATCATATAATGACACAAAAGATGCACCTAATTCAAACCCTTCCTGAATTACATCTTCAGATTGCGGTTTATGAAGATAATCGTTTTCAATAAAGTATATTATTTCTCCATCATCATAATTTAATGCTTCATTTAAAGCTATATTAAAAGTACCAGCACCATGACCAATTGAAACATAATTAATATGATCTTTTGATATATACTTTTGAATCATATCATTTGTTTCAGGCGATATATTATCGGCTATAATACTCCAATCTGACTTTTTAAAAACATTTATAGCATTAGATAAACAAGTTTCATTACTTATATATGCAGGCTTTACTTTATTATAACCAGTATCAGATAATCTATAAATAACCTTCATTAAATTCCTTCGTAAAATTCGTTTTGTTTTTCTTGTCGCTTTATACCTTTATGGTGCCATAAACATAAATCACCATAATCATCAGGAAAACTTGAAAAAGTCTTGTAACCTATTAATTGTTCATGGACAGATTTAGTCCATCTAATACTATCTTTATTTTTATACAATCGCATTTGATAATCAGGATAATTAATATAACCGTGCTCATCTACTCTCCATCTCCATTTTTGAATATGTTCAGGTGTTATATCAAATACCCGATTTTTTCTAGGTACCCAAAAGGCGTCTGTTGTTTCAAAATTCTCTTGAAGAATATCAGGAAGATTAGATATAAAAGATGCATCAGGAGTTTCATCTGCATCAATTTGAAATATCCAATCACCTGTACAGTTGTTATTTAAATTATTTTTAAAGTCAGCAAAATTATTATTTAAAGCATACTCTATAACCTTTACAAAATCATACTTCTTTAGTACATCGTATACTTCAGGAGTAGTATTTCCTTTATCACACTGTACTATAACCTCATCTTCCTTTCTAATATAAAATGATAGTAAATGAAGTAATCGATTTATTTCTACATGTTCATTACAAACAGGTATGGCGTAACTAATTTTTATCATAACCTTAATATACGATATTTATTTTATATTGACAAGAATTTTTTAATAAGTTTTTCATCAAAATTATAATCTATCAATCTTAATGAATTAATTTTTTTAACATCAAAAGTACGGTAACAATCTTGCAAATTATTCTTCAACTTACCAATATAAAATCTTCGAGATGATACGTCCATTACTACTTTAGAAATATTAACACCTCTGTACTTTTGAAATCTTGGAATATATCGAATTCCAACATCATCAACAAAATCAGTATAAGCATTATGAGATACATTCTCCATAGATACAGCATGCATCTTTCCTTGATAATTTGCATTCAGTACTGTAAGGACATAGCGTTTGAGATTACCTTTTATTGGTTTATACATCATCTCAATCACCATGCCCTTCTCTAACTGAGCTTTTGATAATGCTACTTTTTTATTAGCTCTACGTAAATGCTCATTAAGGTGCTTCACTATAGCATTCCTAAATATACTAGCGCTTCTTGAAACTTATCAAATTTCTTAGCTTGTTCAACAGCAACACGAGTTTCATCCACATCTGAGTATTGAGATTTCATATCTTCTTCCATGGCTATTACAGGTGCTACCAACCAATGATAACTTTCTGTTGTTCCTGCTGGAAATAGAATACCACCGGGCAATGCAATCGTTGTAAGGTACCAAATAGCACCATCTTTAGTCTGCTTTGTATCTCGAATCAATTGAGTGCATGTTGTTTCATACTTTTCAATAGCTATATTATTATCTATAAAACTTTTACGAGTGAAGTAGCCTGATTCTAAATCAAGCTTATCTCCACCTTCATCTATTACTGAACTCATACCTTGGTACCTACCTTTTTAAGCTTTGGAAGCTTTGGTAATTTTAGAGGAACCTGCACCGAAAATTGTGGTACATTATCTTTAATTAAGTTAGCAAACACTTCATTCATTTTTTCAATAGTAAAATTATCTTTAATATATTGTGTTTGCTTTCGTGTCTGCTTATTAATATCTTTATAATTAGAGTGACACTCTTTTAATATATTTGAAGCAGCTCCATAATTTACATAAAACCATTTAGACTCAGGTATTATTACTTTATCCCATACAGCTGATTTATGGACTTGTTTTAATTCACCTGGTAACCCAATACCATATTCACTAATAAAATCAACATGTCCTGACCAGTTACTAGCTATAACAGGTTTACCTGTCATACCGAATTCAAGTAATGGTCTACCAAAGCCTTCACCGTGTGTAAAACTTACCATTGCTTTTACTTTAGGGTGATTGTACAATCTATTTAAATCGTTCTGCTCTACATCGCCATGAAGGAGATATATAGGAGGAACGCGAACACCTCTAAAATAACTCTTAATAGTGTTAATCTTTTTAAGAATCTCTTCACGATCTTTAATACTATATGTTGCAGAAGATGTTTTTAATATAAGTGCAGGTTGATTTTTCAAAGACTTATCTTTAAACGAATGAATAAAAGTTTGTATTAACCCTCCTATATCCTTTCGGTCATGACCAAATTCACCTTGAAGCCAATGACCAACAAACAGGAAGCAATAATCTTCTTTAATATCTTTCATAGAATCAATTAATACGCTTGACTCTTTTTTAAATTCCTTTTCAGATATTTTATTAAAGACATTGGTATCTAGTCCTTCAAATAATACATGAACAGGCTTTTCAACTTTTAACTGACCTGTCACATTACCTGAATTCTTATCTGTCTGATCATATATCGTATTTTCAAATGCAAATTTAGAATGTTCAGAAGGAACAATAATCATATTCATACGATTACAGCCTGCAACCCATTCAGCAGAAACTAAATCAGTTTCCATTCCTGCTGTAATACCAATATTGTATTCACCTACTGGTTGGAACTCATTAGGTACAGTTATTTGAACCCATACATTAGGTTTTGCGTTGAGGGAAGTAATTAAACGACTAATAATATCATCATCTTTACCACTTGTCAAGCTATTACGGGGACAACCACCCCAAACTTGGTCTAGTACTTTAACATTAAATTTATCCATAGCTATAAAACTACGAATAATATCTCTCGAATGATCTCCATAACCACTACGACTAGTAGCGGGACAACTTATAACTAATTCTGGTTTCATTATATTAACACTCCATCTGGATATTTAATCGGTTCAACATCTGTATTTATTAATACGAAAGGTTTTGCTTTAGTCCATGTCTCTAAACATTTATCAATAGATTTTGCCATTTCAGAACACATACCTTCAGCTGTAAAGCCATTTGCAATAGCCCATTCACGTCCTGCTAATCCGCACGCTTCTCTCTCCTGACTATCCATTTGATACCACCATTCCAATGCTTTAGTTATTTGCTCTATACTAACTCTAGAATCATAAATATACGGTGTCATTGGAGAGCCTTGAAGATTCATTTGTGGCCACAATGGATATGTCCATTTACCCCAATCTTTAGAAATCTCACCTGAACTATTACTTGGAACTTCAGCAGACAAATGCTTAATGTCGAATGGTTCTCCTTCTTTTGTGGTAAATCCCATTTGATCTTGTAATCCACCTACTACAGTAGCAATAGTTGGAGTACCAGCCATCATTGATTCCATATGAGATAAGCCAAATCCTTCAGCTGATGATGGGTTACATGTTACATCAACAACATTATATAGTAAATTTAATTGCTCTGTAGTTATTTTACTGCCACTAAATATAATTGTATAGTCAGGGCAAAGTGCTTTCCCAACAGCAGCAAGGTCAGTACCATGTTGATCTACAACATCGGTGTGAAATATTATAGCGCACTTTTCTGATTTATCTTTTGGTAAAGAATCACAGAACTTCTTATATGCTAACATAAGATCAGAAGGTCGCTTACGTTGAATATTTCTACTATTAAAAAGAGCTATAAAATCAAATTCCCTACCATGCAATATTTCTTTACGAAATTTTAAGTACTCCTCGCTCAGTTTATCTACAGGATAGAATTTTTTATCATTTATACCGTGAGGAACATAAGTGAGATCTACACCTTCTACTCTAGGTTTACGCTGACAAACATGTTTATTAATATTATATGTTTGTTTTGATATTGCCATGAGAAGATCACAAGATTCGTAAGCATTTTCATTCCAATGAGGGAACGGTAGATCATCCCATATATTATAATACATAATAGGAATCATGCGTCTTAATTCATTTTCCATATCATATAACCATCCCCAAAATCTTGGATCAGTGAAATGTAATATTGCATCAACCTTTTCCTGTTGTATAATTTGACGGACCATATTAGGATTACCATAGCCTGATACACCTAAGACGCGTACGTATGCATCTTTAACACCTGTTTTCTCTTGAACTTCTTTAGATATATCAGAAAACTTGTCTTGTTCAGGATGATTTACTGCTCCTCCAATCTGAACCCAGTCATATTTATCAACAGTACCCATGACAAATTCTCTTGCCATTGTACCTATTCCAGAATGGAGTCTCAAATCATCAGAAAGTAGTAGTATTTTTTTCTTTTTATTTTGTTTTTGTAACCTTGGTATTTCCATTTTTACCTTTTTGTAATTAAATCTCTAAAATCATTATCATTGATATACATATCTATCGCAATATTAACTAGCTTTTGAAAAGTAATGTTATCTCTAATACAAAGCATTTTAAATTTTTGATGATTATCCTTATCAACGTTAACGGAAGTTAGTTTAGTTTTATTTTTATCCATAACATTCTCCTTTGTATATATAAATATACATATATACTAAAACACTATGAAATAATTACTACTTTTTTTCCTCTTTTTTTAGCTTCTCTTACAGTATGCGTTGAGCCTTTTGATGGTACATTATCGGGAATGAACGCAATAAGATAGTCAACAAAGTTAGCAAGCATTGTATTACGTTGATAAAAATATTTAGGATGATAGTCTTTATTATAGTAGGAATCACGCATTGCAGAATATAAGTTACGTTGCGAATGAGCTGGATTAAACTCTAAATATCTGCAGTCTAATTCTAATGCAAATTTACGTGCATATTTATCAGCACCATTTAGAGCTCCTCCTGAAACGATTGTTAATTCGTCACCGAACTTACGCTTAAGATTATATATCATTTGCTTAATCTTAACTTTATTTTCATACTGACGTGATCCTACTATACCTATTCTCATACTACTCTTGTGACTTATTAGCTGCCTCAATTAAAGCATTTAATGATTGTATCTCACCATCAGATTTTGATATGGCTTCTAACAATTTATAACATTCAGTTACAATATCTGGATGTTCACCTATACCTACAGATGTAGATAAAAATGTTTGTAGGTTTGCAACTGCTTTTAATCTATCAGATACTACCTTGGCACGAAGTGCATCAATAATTAGTTGTGACATATTTACTCCTTTACTCTTTCTTTTTTAGGACATAAGTCCGGTTGATCTTTAAATTCACAATATTTACAATGTTTATTATTTTTACCTGCGAACGCTATAAAGTTTCCGTCAGTGTTATGTGTACCATCTGCTTTAAAGCCATGTTTAACAAATGCTTCAACTGACTCAGCAACACGATTCACAGTAGGCGTACCAGCAGCAGGCTCAAATAATTGAACACGCTTTTGGGGGAAGTCAAGTCCTTCATACAGTCGTCGTTTTACTATAAAATACTTAACTCTAATATTTTTAACAGGCACATCAAACTGTCTAGCATAATATGACTTATACAATACCAATTGAGATGTCTTAATCTTATCTGCTTTCTGGTATTTATTCCACCCCATAGTTGACGTTTTAATATCGATAACCTCGTAAGTATTATCTCTAAGGTCTTTTATAACTAAGTCTATATAACCAATAAAGTTAACATTTTCGTTACAATCCATCTTTTGGTTTATAGGTATCTCAATACCGACCAACTCAAAGTTACGTTTTGCAAAATATTTACCTCTATTTTTTATAAAGAACTCTATAATAGCAATACCATCATCATAGAACTCTTGCATTTCTTTAGCATTAGTAAATGCAGGTTCTTGTCCCATGGCCATAGCTTTACGGTACTCTTTAGCCATAAAGTTTTGCAGATGCATACCCCAATCTTCTTTCTCAGCTGCTGCTATCGAATCTTCATACATAATAGTTAAGTATGACTGTAAGACTTCATGCATAGCAGAACCAAACAGAGTAAATATAGATTGCGAATAAGTACCTAACTTATCTATATAGTTAAGCTTCCATCTCTTAGGACAGGTTGCATACTGTGAATATTGACTATAAGATATTCTACCCATTTTTTACTATTTTAATTATCTTCTCTAAATAAACAGCTAAATCCATCGCTTCTTCTTGAGCATGTGTTAACCACTCTACATTAGTTAAATCGGTGCGCTCCATTGTAACACCATATTTATTTTTACCTAACTCAGCGCGCTTCTGAATCTTTTTAGCAACTGCATCTTCTATCTTACTCATTTAATATACCCTTATTAACTCTTACTGATTCAAATAATGCATGCTCTTTTGCTTTAGCTTCTAATACAATATCTATATCTAGACCATATGTATTAATAGGCTCCTTACAATAATCAGCATGAGCTTGCACTCTAATTTTACCCCAGTCATGCTTAAGTTTAGCAAACGTAGGCCAATCTTCTAATTCATCGAATTCTATATTATTAGTTTCACATACTTGCAATAATTTACGCTTCTTCTCATCACGTCGCGATTCTGAATAATGAGTACATTGAGTTACATTACCTGGCCAAGTCGTAGCAGCTAGTTTAAGAGCTTGTTCTTCTGATAAGTCACTTGTGTGAAACGAATGATGAAAGTAATCGAACGTAATCGGTATACCGATCTCTTTATGAAAGTAATCGTATAACATTTGTACAGACCACATACCAGGCTTATCGTCATTTTCTAAAACTAAACGTTTTTTAAGATTATCAGATAATCTATGCCATGAAGCAATCCATCGCTTTGCAGTACCTTCTGCATCACCATACATACCACCTACATGGATGTTAATTTTATTCTCGAAAGAAGGTTCAAATCCCATCAGGTCAAACATTTCACTATGACGCTCAAGCCCAATAATAGATTTTTCTACTACATCAGCATTAGGTGAACCTAATACATGAAACGGACCAGGGTGCGTAGTAAGACGATGTCCATGCTTACGTGCATAGTCACCTGCTGCTAATAACTTAGATTTTATCTCGTCAATTTGAGGTAGCATAGTTAACTCGTAATGATCATGCCAAGGAATTAACTCTGACCCAACACGGAATAATCGTATATTATGCTCTTCATTCCACTTCAGGTAATGTAATAAATCAGTAGCATTTAACAATGCACGTTCACCTAAGAGGTGATAGTTATCAGGCCACCAGGTCGCTTTCCTAGCTGTTCTTGATGTCGTGACAGGACCACCTTGCTTTTTCTTGCGGTTAGTCAAACCCATATTTACACACGCATAACCTATTCTCATACTTTCGTCAATTTTTTTATTTGCTTCTTATCGTATCCATACTTCTCTAGTATCGATATTAAGCTTAATATACGAACTTTATCTCGATAAAACAACTGTAAGTATGTTTTTATTTCATCTTTTGAAACTTCATAATACTTACACAATATATTAATAAGTTCAGGATTATACTTTGAATCCTTTTTACCTTTAATATACTTGGTAAACGCTTTACGCTTAGGTAATATACTTGAGAGCATCTTATAATGAATTTTCTTATCTAATCCGTAATAAGGTTGTATTAAGTCTATAATATCTATATAATTCCTATTCATAGACAACCACTTGTTCATCATATAAGGTGAGTAAGACTTCCAGTCAGACTCTGTATAACTATCAGCGTCAATCTTTTTATAAGTCACATTAGCGATATGTTCAAAGATAGGTTTAGACATTCTGAGGTAAGAATTCTTGATTAATATGCCCACATGCATCACACTTATATACTTCTAGTGGAAATAGCGCTTTCTGACCATTAGGTGATAGTACAGCAGATATTTTTTTAAATAGTACTACCGGCACAAACATTTGACCACCACATTCATCGCAGCAAACATCTTCTAAGTCTTCAGGTTTTATATTTACATTAAGGCCTTGATTATCTTGTTGCATCATTTTACAGCTCCTAGTATTTGATTAAACATTGACATTACGTTTATCTCTTTATCAACAGCAAAAGATGATTGATATTGAGTTTGTGCTATAATTGTTATTACAGCAGCAATATCAGATGAATAACTATCAACGTTATCATAAAGAAACTTAAATAAATCATCAAAAGTTTTCACCTTACTATCAGCTATTATTTGTCTTATCTTTGTAAATGATTTGTTATTCTGTAACTCATCTAATATCTTAGCCATATAATCAGCTTCTAGTAAAGATACATCATCTATAAGTATTTTACCATTAACTATCTGACGCTGTAGTGCATTTATTGATCTACGAATATCAGGATACGTAGAATTTACAATAGTTACTATAGCGTCTTTATCTTCGACTATTGACTCACTTTTAGTAATAGTGAAAAGTCTCTCAGCAACATCTTTCCTTGATGGTGGAGTAACACCAAACACTTGGCATCTACTTTGAATAGGATCAATAATCTTTTCAACATAATTACATGTTAGTATAAATCTTGTATGTTTAGAGAAAGTCTCCATAAGGTTCCTCAATGCTGCTTGAGCATTAGGAGTCATATAATCAGCTTCATCAAGTATAATCACTTTAATAGGTTCAAATCCTACACTACTAGCAAAATTACGTATCTTATTACGAACAGTCTCTACATTATTTTCATCGGATGCATTGATGTAAATATAATCGCAATCTATATTATTTATAATAATTTTTGCTAGTGTAGTTTTACCTGTACCAGCTTTACCGTATAAAAGGAGATGGGGAATATCCCCGCTCTCCAAATATACTTTTACCTTACTAGTAATGCTATCATTACCTATATAGCCTTGTAATGTATCAGGTCTATACTTTTCAGTCCAAATTGAATGTTGTTCTATCATACTTTAATATAAGAAATATTTTACATCATTCCAAATCCACCCATAGGATTTGGAGTATTTTTTGAATCATCTTCTATATTAGTAACTACACACTCAGTTATTAGCATAGTCCCAGCTACAGAAGCAGCTTTCTGTAATGCTGTTCTTGTAACTCGTGTTGGATCAATAATACCCGCTTGTAACATATCTACAACCTCTTCAGCTGCTACATCATAGCCTGCATTACTTGCTATCATAGATTTACCTATATTTCTCCAAACACTAGATGCATCTTCACCTGCATTACCAATTATAGTATTAAATGGTGCTTTAATAGCTTCTAGTACAATATCTCTACCTACCTCTTGCTCTTCGTTATCCATTTTTAAATAGCAGCTCTCAACTAAACTCATTAAAGCGGTACCACCACCAGGTACAATACCTTCATCTACTGCAGCACGAGTCGCAGCAAGAGCATCTTCAACTCTATCTTTTTTCTCTTTTAATGCAAGCTCAGATTCAGCACCAATTTTCATTATCGCTACACCGCCGGCTAATTTACCAACACGCTCTTGCAAGTATTCAACTTCGTAAGCAGAATCTGAATTATCAATTGCTGCTTTTAATTCATCAACACGTTGTGTAATAGCATCTTCTGAGCCTTTACCATCAATAATAGTTGTTGATCTAGATGTACATGTTAATAATCTAGTACTACCAAATTCTGAACCAACAACATTTTCTAATTTCATACCCTTTTTAGGGGATACAACAGTAGCACCTGTAACAGTAGCAATATCTTCTAACATTTCTGTTCGCTTATCACCAAACCCAGGTGCTTTAGCAGCTGCAACTTTTAAAGTTCCACGAGCACTATTAACAACAAGCCCAGCTAATGCTTCACCATCAATATCTTCTGCAATTATAAACAGTGGTTTAGATTGTGCAATGCAATATTCTAATATCTTAACTAAAGGCTTTATACTTGTTATCTTACCATCATATAACAATACATGGGGCTCTTCCATTTGAACCATTTGCTCTTGCTGATTTGTAATGAAATACGGAGACAAGAAACCATTAGAGAATTGAACACCCTCAACAATTTCTAAAGAATCTTCAGCAGTTTGAGATTCTTCAACAGTAATTACACCTTCAATACCTACTGAGTCCATCGCTTCTGCAATAAGATGTCCGATATGTGAGTCATTGTTAGCAGATATAGTACCTACTTGTTTAATTTCTTCCGTACTTGATACATCTTTAGACATATTTTCTAGTTGATTTACAACAGTTCTCACAGTTGTATCAATTCCTTTCTTGAGCTCTACAGGATTTATACCTTTTGTAATCTTACTATACCCTTCCTGGAGAATTGCTTGTGCTAACACAGTTGCAGTGGTTGTACCATCTCCAGCATTATCATTAACTTGATTAGCAACTTCCTTTACCATTTGTGCACCTGCGTTTTCAAGTTTATCTTCCAGATTAATTTCTTTAGCAACTGATACACCATCTTTAGTAGATGTATAGATACCATGTGATTTCTCAATAACAACATTACGTCCCTTAGGTCCCAACGTTACTTTTACTGCATCTGCTAATTTATTAACTCCTGTTAATAGTTGAGCACGAGCATCTTTACCAAAATCTAAATTTTTAGCCATTTTTTATTCCTTTATTATTGTTAATAGATCTGCTTCTTTACAGATCATAAATTCTTCACCTTCAAAGTCTAATTTTTTAGCTCCAAATTTTGCATATACAACCTTATCACCAACAGTAACCATCATATTATGACGCTTGCCATCTAATAATACAGCTCCAGGACCATGTGCAATAACTTCAGCTTGCATGGTAGCTTCTTGAGAAGTATCTGGAATAATAACACCACCGTGTGTTATATCTTGTGCATCTATAGGTTTGATAACTACGTTATCGTTAATTGGTTTGAACATAACTCTCCTTATTCTAATTGTTTATTTACTAAATAATATTCAGCGCTATAATCACTTGTTTTAAATGTTGCGCGTAATAATCCCACAGGACTAATTTCTATCTGACCAGGTATACCTTTATTAGCAATTAATATATCTCTCATCTTATCAGATGAAAAATGAATTGGTTCTAAATCTTGAGTGGCGTTACTCTGTACACTATATGTTATCATATTTGAGTTTATATCAGAATAACCAAACGTTACCTGTGTATCTAATGCGTCACGAGTAACTGTAAAGTAATTACATTCTGGTAAAGCACCTTTTGATTTGATAAATCTAGAACTAAATTCAGTATCAACATCAATATTACATACAAATGTTGGAATCATTTTTAGTTTACCAGGCTTAGGTATAATATCTAATTGTCCTAGTATATAACTCAAAGATGTCTTGTTATCAGATACATCTAATGATATAGATTTACCTTTCTGTTTACGTATATCAATAATAATATCATTATCTAATATATTTAACATTCTTGATAATTGTTCAGTATCAATAATACCTATTTCTGTATCAGGTAAATCAATCCCTTTAACAGATACAGAACCTTTACATGTCTTGTCTGCTGTTTTAAAATCTGTTGTTAGCAATTTATCTTTAACATTCCAAGTGACTGCTTCTGATTCATTACCAAGCGCATATCTGCTAATAAAACCTGCTATTAATGTCTTTTCCATAACCTCTTTCTTATACTAATAAATATACGAAAATTTAATTAAACTACCTACGAGAAGTCAAAAAATTTATTAACTTGTCTCATAGATTGTGTAGGCACTTCACCCCACTTCATGGCACTATAAAACGCTTCCAACTTGTTGTGTAGTTCACGAGTAAATATCATTTCGTAATTTATATACTTTTTAATAAACTCTAATATTTCATCTGGATCATCGTAGTTTTTAAATGCTATAGCACCTAAACCAAATTTATTATTACGTAAGTAAACCCATTTAATTTTATCACCACTACGTATTTCACCTAACTGGGTATTGTTAGTTCGTCTCAACATATTATTGTACGCTGCTGCAGCTTTTACATGAGCGGGAGCTCCTTTAGATAGTTCAATAATACCCTCATCTTTAAAAATATGCTTCTCTATATCTTTTACACCAGTTGATTTAGCTATATCTCCTATGTCCATTGATTTCATATCTTCTTTAAAATCTAAAACCATTTCATCTAACGTATGCTGCGTTTTATTTTCTAAGATACTTTGTAGTACATCAGCTAGAAACTTACGCATAGCAGTAGGGAAATTAGATCTCACTACATCTATACCCTTTACATCTAATTTATCTACAGGATGTCCTTCTTGATTAATTACCCATTGAGCATATCGTTTTTTTGCAATCCATATTCCAGCTTTTGAAATAAGCTCTTGTTTAATATCAAATCTGTGAGTTGATACATTGTGTATACGCGTTGCATATAAATCATACATCCTATTTATAAATTCTTGCACTTCTTCTGCAACCGGTAAAATAGCTTCTGTCATTGCTACCTTATCATCATGGTCAATATTTGGATATCGTTTTTCTATAATAGGTTTTGCAGAAAAGAATACTGAATCTGTATCTGTATAAATACAGTAGTCTATATTATCTGTTCCTAGCTCATCATTATAAAACTTACTGCCAAACTCACCTGTTGCTTTTATTAACTGCTGACCTGTAAGAGTAACAGCTTCTGCATTATCTATATCAAAGAACCTGAACGTTTTATTACCAAGTACACCATACATACTATTAAGTAAGATTTTAGTTGTATATTGAAGTTGATCAAAATAAGCTGCTTTTGCTTCATCACCTTCTTTCTCATACTTCTTACGCAAGTTTTTGTATTCAACACGCTCTTTAAACCATCTATCAAGAATAGAGGGGATTAGTCCTGAGCGTTCCGTTCTGTATATTGCACCATTAGATGCAAGAGAGCATTGCTCTTCTGCCAGCATTTCATCTAACTCTGTTGTAGACAGTTTTCTATATTTACCATTAGCATGTAAAGTCCAATCACGCTGTTTACGAACTCTATAATCAGCAGTATCAAAATCATCTATAACACCCAATTTAGTTTCAGGTGATATATTAAGTGTCATAATAATAGACGGATAAAGTGAAGTTAAATCTAAGTCATATATCCATTCATATCTACCTGGCTCAGGAATCTTGACATATGCACCTGAAAATTTACTCTCCTTTACAACGTTATACGGTTTATTTTGAGTTACAATATCTAATCTTCGAGTGTGAGTTAGAATAGCTCCTTCCTGGTAAGCAGATGTAATATGTATTTGTTGATAAGGTATATGTCCTTTGTGACATATAGTTCTACACAAATCTATAAATTTAAGTTTATCATCTAACTTCTTTACAATCTCAACGTCATTTAAATTATATTCAATATATTTGTTTATATCAGATTCAAATAAATCATCTAAATTTCCTTCGTATTCTATCTTTCCTAGATCAACTTCATACTTACCAATTGCATCTAACCTATAAGAAGGTCGCTCACCCATTGTAAACTTTTTATATAATAGCATGTAATCTAATATAGATATACCTTCTATAAACCACTTCTCTATACCTTCCCTATAATTTATAACACCAACAGGACTTAGAGCTCGCTCTGCACCTGAACCTAATACATAAGATATACGATTTAAAAGGTAAGGAACATCAAACCCTTCTATATTCCAACCAGTAATTATATGAGGAGCTATCTCTCTAAAACGTTCTATAAATGTTTCAAGCAAACCTTGCTCAGTAGCAAAGCTTACTATCTCTACGTTACCATTTACAGAACCTTCAACACGATCATCCTCATCTAATACTAATACACAATATTCATCAGATAACTTTTCATGCCATGCAATAGCTGTTATTTTATTGATAGGATTTTGCCAGTCAGGAAACCCGTGAAGTATTTCAGTCTCAATATCAAAATTAAGCTCACGGTGACCTGTACTAGGTTCATCTGTATCACCATATTTATCAATAAGCACTCTAGTCTCAAGAGGTACATCTGTCTCATAATATAAATTTTGAGTTTCAGGATGTCTAGCTGCTTGCTTAACTTGCTCAGTAACCTTTATCTTACGAACCCACTTATTGTCAATTGCTTTTTTAGCACCTCTAGCATCCTTAACATACCCGTACATATATGGGTGGAGAGACTCGATTAGATATCCCTCCTTATCATCCCATAGATGCACTTTACGCTTATTTCTATCTATAAATATACTCTGATACATTTACACCATTTCTTCTACTATTCCTAATAATTCACTGAATACTAATATAGCTGTTGCCCATAGTATATTTACAGGTAGTAACATATACCCACCAAGTCTAAAAGCTGATTTTATAAAGCTAATCTGCTGGTGCATTTTAGCATCTGGATGATCTATATTACGATCTTTGCTTGTCATTCTGGAATTGTCCATTATATACGTCTCCTTCATTATTTTCGTGAAAATACATTTGCGCTACTCTAGCATTTAATTCTATAAATATACGTTTTGTAACTATCATTACTGTACCAATATTATCAGTACAAAACCCTGGATCGAAGATAGAGCTTGCTATAATAGCACCATTCCGTAACAGAGATGATCGTTGTCTAACCATTGCTGTTCTATTAGCAGGAATACGACATCCCTCGTTCATTTCTATATCATATGTACCGGGCTCTAACCACCATCCATTTTCACCAGCTTGTAGAGTATACATTGGTATATTAGATAAGTTATTTACCTCTGTTCCTTTGATAAGAACCTTACCACTGCCATCAAGGCGCTTGATCCATTTTACACTTAAATCATAACCAACTTGAGCAGGTTTACCTTTAGCATTATCTAATACTATTAGATTTTCTTCAAGAATTTCTTTCGCGTTTAACATTTATATCCTTTACAAAATTCATAAAACTCGGCTCTTGCAGAATCTTCTTCCAAGAACGAGCCAGTTAATTTACTTGTTTTCATACTTGCACCTGAGTGCATAACACCTCTACATGATACACAATTATGACCTGCTTCAATCATAACAGCAACACCTAGATTACCTTCACATATCTGATCTACAGCATTATGAATAGCTACTGTTAATTGCTCTTGTATAGCTCCCCTTCTTCCAAAGTGCTCTACAATTCTATTTAACTTACTTAATCCTACAACGGTGCCAGTTTTTGAAGCTATATAACCTATATGTACTTTACCTTTAATAGTCTGATGATGATGAGAACACATAGACGTAAGAGGTATCCCACCTTCAAATACTATACCATCATATCCATCAGATGGAAACCCAGTAATAGACGGAGGAGCTCCGTATCTACCAGCCCATAAGTCATTTACATACGCCTTAGCTACTCGCTTAGGTGTATTATCAGAGTTAGGATCGTTACGCCAATCACATTTAAGTGCATCTAAAAACTTACCAAATGCATCAGCTGCATCCATAATCATTAACTCTTTCTCTTTTTGAGTTAAAGGAGTAGAACTTGCTACACCATTAGCATGACCTACTTTAGTTATTTCAATATCTTTCTTACACATATTTAACCTTTATTTTATTATCTAAATATAAGAAATTTATTTCGAATCATCAACACTTGCACTGTAAATGTTTCTATAATTTCTCTTTAATCCATTATCATCAAATCCATAACCAACAAACCAATCATCACCCATATTAGGAAATGCTGTATGCTTATTTGGTAAATCTTCACGTGAGTCTTTTCTATCTACTAGAGTAACTATTTGAATATCAGCAGGCTTTTTTTCTTCTATACGAAATATCACCTCTAACATTGTAGCTCCAGTATCAATCATATCATCAACAATATAAACACGTTTGCCGAGTAAATCTATTTCTACATTTTTAGTAATTTCAACACCACCTGTATGTGTAATACCATTACCTTTATATGACTTAGCTCTAATAAAATCTATCTCAACATCAATCCCCATATCTTTAATAAGATCAGTAAAAAACATAAATGCACCATTTAATACGCATACCATTACAGGTGGATATGCATTACCAGATTCTTTATGTTCTTCAGATATTCTATGAGCTAATGCTCTAACACGTCGCTCAATTTTATATTCTGGAATAAGTAACTTCATTATACTCCTCTCTCTGTATCAAATGCTATTATGTGATCTCTACCTGTCATATTATAACCCCTCTCAGCACACATATCAAACACTTTAGGGTACATTTCAACTAAAGTATCTCTAGTATCCCCAGCAGGCATAATATATGTTTTATCTTTAGGAACACCTAACTCTATTCTATAAGATTCAATCTCTTCTAGATTTTCATCAGTTCCATCCCATACAGGTTTGTAATGATAATCTTTATGAAAAGCTAGAGTTTTTTTAATCTCCTCTGTATTCTGTCTTTTCATATTATGTATTCTTATCATTTTTTCGTCAACCACTTGCCCATTAGGAGTAACAGCTCCGATAACAGGGACTGAATTACTGAATTTAGGGCTAAGGCTGATAAGATCAATAGGATAATCGGTTTCAACAAAACGAGATCCTTCAGTTTCGATAGTAATAATAATGTTTCTTTCATGAGCAAAATGTGTCAATTCGTTTACTAATGCTGGGTGCATTGTAGGTGATCCACCTGTTAACATCATCTCTTTTACATGAGGATTATCATCGTATATTTTAATAATATCATTAAATGTAAAAGTTCCTTTTTCAGGATGTATAGATGTATACCATGAATCGCACCAGCCACCTGCCCCAAAATAGCATCGATGAGTACAGCCGGTAGTTCTAACAGCAATAGTTGGTCTCCCAAATCTACTGCCCTCGGATTGAATACATCTATATACTTCTAGTACAGGGAGTACTTTGTTATAATCTTTAATTCTTTTATTCATATTGTGCCAATAAAGTTTCCACATGAGACTTAGCTGTATCCCATCCATCAACATACGCTACAGGATCTCTTCTACCTAATTTGATAAACGCTTCAATACGTTCAACCGATGATGCAGATTTATAATCTGATAACCCTTCTATAGTTGGTTTGTAAGAAGTATTAGTACGCTTATATACTTCGTCAAAATCTAATCCTAACTTATTACAACATACCTCACCATCTTTCAAGATATCAAATTTATCACCATTTAGATACGGTGTAGTATAAGTTACTTTTTCAGCTTCCCAATTGCCTTGCTTAAATGCTTCATAGTCTGCATCTCTAAATTCCTGTCGACAATCAGGATATATTGCATGATCCCCTGCATGAATACCCATTGCTATTTCTACAGGGCAATTTTTCTCATTTGCAATAGATAATGCTATTGCTTGGATAATTGAAGAAAACATTTTATTGCGATTTGGTACAACTGTATCTTTCATATTCTCTTCTTCATAGTGACCTTCTGGTACCTCCTCACCACCTTCAACTAAATTAGAGTTTAATAAATCTACTAAACCATCTAATTTAATGACTTGATAATTAACTTTATTATCAAAGTGATGAACTACAGTTTTACCCATTTTATTTTGAGCTAGAACTTGATCCTTGTTAGTATTTACATAATCTACTAATTGTTGAGCTCGTTCTAACTCTACACGATGCTTTTGCCCGTAATCAAAGCTTACGGCTGTTACATCGTATCCTTCGGATAACAGGTGTAGCAGAACTGTTGATGAATCCATACCACCGCTTAACGATAATACAGCTTGTTTATTTTTAGCCATTTTGTTTTTCCTTTTATTGTCTTAAAGTTTTTTCATTTAAGAATTCTACATTATAAAATTGTGGATCTAATAACTCCACTTTGTTTGCTCTTATTGGATTAATATCTAAACCACCTCTACGTGTATAAAGACAAGCTACCATTAATTCTTCAGGATTAAACCTATCTAGTAAGTGTTTATAAATCATCTCACAAATCTCTTCATGGAAGTGAGATACCTTTCTATGTGATACAATATACTTTCCAAAAGATTCAGGAGTTACTATCTCTTTACCTTTCATATAAACATATACATCACCCCAATCTGGTTGATTAGTTACACGACAGTTTGACCTAAGCATGTCAGTATGTAAATGAGTAACAATACTCATATCTGGTGACTCAGTATAACCTTCTAGCTGAGTTTCATCTGATTTAAACGATGTAAACTCTACATCATCGAAATCTAATAACGTTTCAATATTATCAAAACTACTAAAACCTATCCAAGTTTTTTCTCCATACTTATCTTCTGTTACACTTTCATTTGTATGAAGCTTACAATCAACATCAGCTTCTAATAGTTCTGTTAAATCTCTTGCAACTGTATTTTCTATAATTGTTATACACTCATCTTTATGCTCACCGAATTGATTCATATTAAATGAATTTAAGTATAATTTAATACTCTTAGATTCAACGTGATATTCACTATCCGCAGGACATGTAATCTTTAATACACCGGTAACGGGCCTACCTTTTTCTGTTATTGCTGATACTTCATAACAATTCCATACATCATATCCACTAAATGGTAAATTTTTACCATCAATACCATATGCTTCACGATTTAAATATCGTGGTACTTTAACTAATAATGACTTATCATATAAGTCTGAATAAGCACTTACTGTTTGACCTAAATGCTTGCTTGCAATTTCTACAACTGAATTACTCATTAATATACTCCTATTGTTTGTCTTACTTTATTTACTCTATCTTCTCTTGAACCAGAAATATGAATTACAGGAATATCACACTCTAGTATATAACGTTCAAATAACTTAACTATTTGATTTCTAAAATCTCTATCTGTAGATCTGACACCATCATCAGCAATATCAAACTCTGGTGATAGGTAGAATATATAGTCATACTCTTGTATTGTCATTTGAAATATTCTTTCAGCAAAATCCATAACCCATTCACTAATTTGTCCACGCTCAAATAAGTAGCGAGTATAAACTATCCCATCTAATGAACATCTATCCATAACAATATCATCTTTATAGATATTTTCTAGATGTTTACTCATTATTAACAGCTGGGTACTGTCTCCTCCACTTTCATTTATTTCTAAGTTAAGTTTTGCTATATCGCGAGTTATTTCGCGTAAAAATTTAAATTTATGAGCATATGGATAAAACAATCCTAATTTATCCATTACAGTAGTTTTACCTGTACTTTGTGCTCCAGTAAATGCTATTTTCATATTTTATCTTTTAAGAAATTGCTCCACAGCTTTAAGCTTGTTTCACTTAATATACGAAATATATCTGATTCTACCAACCCTTTTGATGAAAAAGAATCAGATAAAATAATTTCACCTTCATCAACACCAGCTGACACCTTGTGAAGAACACAACCTAACACTTTATAACCAGCATTAATAGCTCTCACTTGAGGATCTTTTCCTTTTAATTCAGGGTAAGTTGTTATAAGTCCTGGATGACCGTTATATATTTCATATGTTTCACAGATTTCAGGTGGCATAATACGGAGCCAACCATGTAGAGTTATAATAGGGGTTTCAAACCACTGTAAAATATTTATTAACTCTGATTCAGTTGGCCTGTTTGAAACAAAAACAACCTTTTTATTTTGCAATCTACTATCTATAACCCGTTCAACCTTGCGCTCATTCACAACAATTACATCGGGCCATCTACCTAATTGCTCTGATAAGTTTGCAATTTCAGAACCAGTTTGACTAAAAAATGCTATCCACGGTCTCATCATTTACAAAAAGATCTAAATTTACTAACATTGAACATAATATCACTATACATAGCCTCTGTGATATCTTCATTTAATAACTCAACCAATTTTATACTCTCTTTGTCTAATAATCCTGTCTTAGAATAACGTGTTCCTTTTATACCATGCACTATAGGATTACTGGTATCAATTGTATCAATCCATCTATAACCTTTATAAAAAGAAAATTCTTGAGGCAAAGCACAACCAAGAAGGTGATGAGGAATATTTGTATTAATAATACCTTCACGTAACATTCGCTCGATTAAATCTCTACGACCTCTCATCCATGCAATAAACTTATTATCACAATTAGAATTTGTTATTTGGTAATAACTATAATCAAATGATATAGCGATTTTATCCACACCTAAACCGAGTAAAGATTGATAACAATTAACAATTTCATCATACGTTTTACCTTGCACTACACCAATACATTTGCTTGACAATCCAGGCTCATAATTTTGCATCCACTCAGTTGCGTTGGATATAGTAAGCTGATAATCTTCAAGACTATCAGGAATAATATATTCTGTTGGATTTAAGTACTTAATCCAATCAGCAAACAGCTCCATATCAAACGCTGTTCCTAACTCAAATATACTATTATCTAAAATAACATGTCTGTTATTATTTACACAATTTTTATAAAATTGCAAATATTCAGGATCTGATTCAAATAAATGCACTAATGCATAATCGTAATCGTTAAATTGCAAACTTTGATCAAATAACTGTTTTGGCACTTCATGACTTATTCTCATACTTACTCCGAATATATTGCTGTATTTTTACCGTTTTCCATAAACTCAACTTCTGTTACTCTAACTCTACCATCTGTCTCTTCTTTAACAAAATGATTTAGTTTATCATAAATTAATTCTGAGAATCTTTCTGCACCAGTAGCTTTAACGGTGCGTAATTGAATAATACCCATTATTTCCATAGTCTGAAAGGTTGATAGGTTTGGATCATCTTCTGCTATAATAGTAGTATGATCAAATACATAATCCATCCATGCTTTCGGTTGCAATCCATTAATAAGGGTTTTAGCTCTTTTCATTCCACCAAAATCCCAAACCCAGTTTTTATGATCTAACTCACCTTCAAACGTAACTTTAAACGATACAGCATATCCATGTAAAAATTTACAATGTGTTTCATCTGCGCGCCACTGTCTAAAGCAGCAGCTAAATCCATCAAATAATTTTGTACTTTTATAACTCATATTTTATCCTTTTATATAATATAAGAAAATAATATATAATAACCTACTCTTTATACTAAAAAGGGCAGTGTCTACAACCTGAGTTGCAGCACTTACCTCTTTTTAAGTGATACTGTTTTGTAAAAACTTTATAACCATTTTCCCAATAGTAATCTCTATTTAATTGCTCTTGTAAATATAACTGTTGAATCCAATCATATTTAAGTGATTTCACAGCTGCCTCCTGCACATGCAAGCTCACCTGTTAAATTAGTTTCGTCTTGCAACTCGACTATATTAGATAAATCTATATCTGAAAGAGATTTCATCATTTCTTCATATGTTTCTTTATCTATATCTTCAAATGGTGCTTGTGTGTAAGTACCACCATCATAAGGTAATACAGAAAGTCCATTATAAGATTCTCTATTATCCCACATCCATTGACCAGCTAAATCCCAATCTTCTTCTTTCAGAGAAATAGTAGCAGATACATTGTGAGTATTGTTACCTGTTCTATGTCCTACCTTTACCCATTCAGTTGCAACCTTTTTAACTCTTTCTAAAATTTGGAAAGGTGATTCAGTACGGAGAATGGAGCCTTCTGGAGCTTTTTGTGGTATTTCTATTACAGCAGTATCATGAGGTCTGAAGTACTCATCATCAATTAATTCAGGGTGATTCTCATGTAGGTATGGGTAGATAGATTCGTTTTTACCAACACGGATTCTTCTAATATAATAATCATTATGCCAAGCATGAATACCTGAAGATGTGCCTAATGTTAAGGATGTAGTTCCTGCTGGTTTTACTGTTGTACAACGAGCAGATTTATTAATTCCTATAAGTTTAGCGACACGTTGATTTTCTTGCTTAACTAGTTCAGCTGCTTCTGGCAGATTATAACCTAAGACAGCACCAGAACCAATACCTGTCATTGATATACCGATAAGTGCATCCTTTTCTGTAGTTTCTTGCCATATCGGGCGAAGATAATGGAAGTTAGTATACCCCGCTTGTAGTGTTCCAATAAAGGCAGCTGCTTTCACACGAGAGTTTAAATCTTCTTGAGATTCTATATTACTAACATTTACTTCACATAAATTACAAAACTGGTATGGTCTTAGAGCTATTTCACAGCAAGGGTTTGTACCCCAATCTTTATCGTTTGAAAAATAAATACCAGGCTCACCTGCTCCAGATAGTTCAACACGCTTCCATAAGTCCATAAAGAAACTTTTAGTAATTTTATGTCTTATAAGTACAGCTGAATTATTAGCTCTACCACGTTGCGGATTACTCTCCCACCAATTACCAGCTTTGCATGATATCATTTCATCATCATCCGCATTAAATAGCGAAATAAGTGCAGCACGCCTAATACCACCAGCGAGAACGGCATCAGCAATATGACAAACAATATCATGCGCTTCCAACGTTGTAAGTTTTGTTCCATTTTCTTTTTCACGAAGCATCCCCTCTATCTTTAACAGACATTCTTTTAACGGTTGAGGTCCTGGAGCTTTACCACCTGATGTTACAAGCATTGCACCTTTCGGTCTAATATCAGAATAATCAAATTCTATTCTACTACCCCCACCATTCATATAAGTCTTCATTAAAACCTTAATAGCATCTGCCCACCCTTCAATGGAATCACCAATCAAGAAACGGCGCTTTCGTTTTGGATAAGGTTGTTGTATAGGGGGTAGTTCATCAACGTGATGTTGTTGAACCGAGAACCCAACACCAGTACCACCGAGTAAGAGAAACATACATTCAGCAAAAGAGTCGATATGACTTATAGGCATAAATGCACAATTATAAATACGATTTGGTGCTACTTCAATTGGCTTACCACCAAATTGCATAGACCTCATAGATGGAAGTATTTTTTTATTATATACCATTGAATATACTTTATTAATTTCATCCTTCAATTTAGGATATTGTTTAATATGCATATTCTTGTTACGTGTTACTAACTCATCCCATGTCTCTCTTCTAGATAGTTCAGGGATATATTTTGCGTATTTCATGTAGACAGTTATGTCTGATAATATCTGATTAGATACTTCCATTGGTATTTTCCTTTATTAATTGTTTTTTGTTTTTTGGTGTAATAATAATTATCATCTCAATGACTAATACTATAAATTTTCAAAAGGATCTTTTGACTTTTCTTCTGGTGCCTGTACCTCTTTATATTTGTTAGCTAATCTCTTTCTCATAGCCTCAGAACCTTGATCCATCTGACCCTGAGTACTCTTTCCTTGTATAGATGTTTGTTCAAAAATATCTATTTGACCGTTTGACATATTCATTTTACTAGGGAAAGTAATTCCATCAGGTCCAAATCTATTTTTAATAACATGAAATCTACCTGTACCTGCTATTTTATCTTCTATTTTTCTAGATAATGAAATTACAAAATCAGCTGTCATTATCTTTGAGTATGATTCAGCTATTTTTTCAGCACCAATAACATCATCGTCTAGCGCTGACCTATTAGCTTGAGATGCAGTCCATATAGGTATCTCATATTCTCCAGCCATACCTCTCAAATCCTCATAAATATTTCCTAATTCATGTCGTATTTCTTTACCGGTTCCACGAAGTAAATCTGCGTAATCTACAATCACTAGATCAGGTTTTTTATTTAACATAGTACAGCGTTCTAAATGAGCTTTCAATGTATTTACTGTAGCTGTTTTAGTAGGAAAATATTTAATTACTAAGTCACCCTCTAATTGATCTACCTTCTCTTTAATATCATCTTGATAAAATTTTAAATTTTGCGCTGCTATACCCGTAAATACAGAATCAAATCTTAGCCCTACATATGCTCCATTAAGTTCAAGAGTATAATGTATAACTGTTTTACCTGCTTTAACAGCGTTAGCAGCAGCATTAACGAGTCCCCAGGACTTACCAATACCAGCTGGTGCTACAAATACACCTAATTCACCAGGTCCTAATCCTCCATCCATTAACTGATCGATTGCATCCCATCCCGTAGAAGTTGTTTGCCTAGTAGTTTCAGAAAATCTTTCCTCTATATGAATATTGTATTCATGTCCAATATCTCTATCAGTACCAGCTTTCATAGCTTCATCTACACGAAACTTAATTTCGTCATATGCTCCACGCTGTAATAGTTCTACAGAATCTACAATAGCTGATTTTAATTTTTGATTTTTGCAAAATTTAATAGATTCATCTTTTACAAAATCAATATCATCAGCATCGAAATTGCGTACCACTTCCTTAAGGGTATCAATAACAGAAGCTTTTAGAACATCGTTATCAATATCATCTATCTTAACTTTCATAACATCTAATGTTGGTGAAGTTTTATATTCAGAAAAATATTGACCGACTGATTTAACAATCCATTTATTAGCATCAGATTCAAAATAGTTATTATCTAATATATCTGAAATTTGTTGTAGGAAAGGTTTATCTTTAAATAAAGCTGATAGTAGCTTGACTTGAAAATTGTAACCATATATTTGAAAAGTATCACTCATGCTTTAATATAAGAACAATTAATTAGTTTTACAACTTTTATTATAAATATTTGCTTGAATATCTAGTTGTGAGAAGCGTTCACGTAACCAAAACTCTAAATTACGAAAAGCACCAGTAATAGTATCTTCAAGTAACATTACTTTAAATTGCATTGAGTTTAACCTAGGTATAACATTGTCTGCTACATGTAATATCTTATGCTTACTACTACCACTAATATCCACTTCAGTAAGTTGCATTAATTTATAATTTAACTCTAATACATCTCTATTCTCACGTATAGTGTTTAATACCTTAACTTTAGAGTCTGCACAATCATTTATAATATCATCAATAGTTAAAGTCTCATCACTAAATAGTCTGGGCAATCGCTTTTGTAATGTTTTAATCCCTGTCCCACGAATTCCGGGTATATTATCTGATTTATCTCCTGTTAAAGTTCTATATAAAAGATAATTATGAGCAGGTATTTTATAGTCTAACGTAACATCATCTTTAAAGTATAACTTCTTTTTAGTAGGAGACCAAACAGCAATCCTACTGTCAACTAATTGAATAAAATCCTTATCAGAAGACATTATAAATATTTTACTTTGTGTTAATACCTGTTTAGATAGATAAGCGATAGCATCATCCGCTTCGATATTCTCAGGCGCTAATATTTGTACTGGTAAATTATCTAAGTATTGTATTAACCTTCCCAGTTGCATTTTCATGTTTTGAGATTCTGCATCCTTATCACCAAATGCATTTGTTCTATTAAGTTTAGTTCTCACTAATCTGTTAGCTTTATAGTCAGGGAATAGCTTTCGGCGTCGTTGACTACCACCCTTCCCATCAAAACATATTATGACACGAGTTGGTTGAAGCATTTTTATTGCATATCCTATAGACATTAAAAATCCTGTTATACCACCAACATGAATACCATCATCATTTGTAACAGGTGATACAGCAAAACTACGAATAAATGTATTCAATCCATCTATAATTAGAACTCTGTCGTTTGGATTACTATGTGGTGTATTACCCTCTTCTAATCCGTCAAATATTTTTAAATAATCTTTTTTCATAACTTCCTTTAATAAAAGTAAGGGCCCGAAGGCCCCTACTAAATGAGCTATTAGCTTGCTATATTTTCTAGTACACTTTAAGGCGCTCTTGAGTACACATTGGTTTCAGCTTTATAGCAACGAGCATAACACTCTGACTAATATTACATATCTATGTGGCTCCATTACATTTCAACGTACTCATTAACCTTCTGGTATAGGCTCATCACTTATTTGTATATCATCTATTCCTATAGTTTCAGATTTATACTCCATTACAAGAGCATCACAAATTTTAAGATATACTTCTTCTTTAATATTTGGATTTTCTTCAAGTAATTTTTGCCAATCTTTTGATAGAAATTTATGAGTTGTACCAGCATCTGTTACATAAGTATACCATGCACCACCTGCTGAGACAAGCTTTTGAGCTTTCATAACCTTTAACCAACCACCGTAATCATCTATACCTGAATCGAAGTATATCTCGAATTCAGCTTTACGAAGTGGAGGTCCCATTCTATTTTTTACAACTTGCGCTTGAGTTTTAATACCTATTGTCTCATCTACACCGTTTACTTTGGCTTTAATTTGACCCATCGATTTTAATCTCAATCTACAACTTGAGTGGAATGCAATTGCCTTACCACCAGAAGTAGTCCAAGGATCTCCAAACATTACACCTAACTTCTGACGAAGTTGGTTAGTAAATACTAAAGCAACTCTCTGTCTTCCAACCATTTGAGTTACCTTTCGCATTGCTTTAGATAATATAATCGCTTTAGATGTTGCCCAACCATCTTTAGAGTAATCTGCTTCACTTTCAACAGCTGTTGTAGCACCAGCTACAGAATCAACTACTATAGATACTAGTCTATCTTTACTCGATTCTCTAACTTTAGTTATAATACTTTCTATAACTTCGAAAATATCTTCAACTGTTTCTAGTTGTACATAAACCATATTTTCTACATTAACACCAATGCAGCGTAGAAACTCTTCATTCATTGCATTTTCTGTATCAATATAAACTGCTAAACCACCTTTCTTTTGCGTGTTTGCTAATAGATGTGCAGCGACAAGTGACTTACCACTTCCCTCAAGACCAGTTACTTCGGTAATTCTACCAACTGGTATTCCTCCATTAGGTCTGTTTGCAATAGCAAGATCTAGCATTGATGAGCCTGTAGATATCCATTCTGTTAAATCAGTAGGTGTTTCTTCAGAACCATCTAGAAAATAAGCGACCTTATAATCCTTGAATTTTTTGTTCAAACTATCAGCTAGCACTGATGCTAACTCATCTCTGTTACTTTTAACTTTAGCCATATAACCTCTTAGTTATTGAATAAATCATCAAACGCTTTATTTACATCATCTACCTTATCTGTATTTCCTGATGCAGCAGCTGTAGATTGCTCTTGAGTTGCTTCTTCTTCAGGATTCAACCATTCACCTAAAGCAGCTTTTAAATCATCATACGATACTTCTTTGAAGATATCTGTAATATTCTTTTGATTATTCATAATTCGATCAGCAATATTCTTATCTGCTGTTGCAGCAGTTTGATTAGGCTTTACACGAATTGATGTCTTAGGAAAAGAACCAGCACCTTCAGCAGCGGTAAATTCTACAGATATATCTCTACCATTCATTACATCAGTAATATCACCATAATCAGGATCTGATATAATACTTAATAGTTCTTGATAAACTGTCTTACCAAAGCCCCAAAATTTAACGCCTTCTGACTCTTGTCCACGAACGATAACAGGAACATAAGTTCTCATTTTCGGTTCCATTTTACGAGCCATTTGCCAGTCTTCTTTATTACCTGTAGCTTTAAGTTGTTCACAGAACTCTACAACAGGGTCTGCTTTACCAAAAGTTACGGGCGATAGATAAGTTCTCTTCCCTAAATTGTAATGAAAATACAATTCCTGAAAAGGATTATCTTTATTAAACTGATAAGGTACGATTCGGATTGTTTGCTTGCCTGGTTCAGGCTTCCAAAGATTGTTTTGTTTCCCCGTCTGGGATTGCAAGTTATTTAGTTTCTTGCGAATAGCGTTCAAGTCAATTGCCATTTGTTATTCCTTTTAATTTTTAATTGTTAATTGTTAATTGTTACAGTAATAAATATATAACAACTAACTTTCAGTTGTAAATATATGAAATAAAATTCGTATAAAAAACTTTATCTCCAAAAAATTTGTATTAATACTAGCACACCTGATAACAGTAAACTAATAATAGTTTTAGTAGTTATTCCTTCACCCATAAACCACCAAGTACATATTGTCATAACTATCATACCAGATGCAAATCCGAGTAATCTTCCTGGCCAGAGTGAGCCATCAAACCCTTGTACCACCTGTGTAGTTGCAAGTATTAATATGTATGATATCGGTATACCACATAAAGCTAGGATACCAGGATGTTCTTTACACCATTGAGATAGGAATTGAGAGTTGGTTTGAAACCATATTAACAATTGTCCTAAAAAGAATAACAAAAACCCTGCTATAATATGCTTCATGCTTGTCCTGTTGCTATAGCGTGCATCCATAACGCTGTTACAAATAGTGCTACTACACTAAATAAAAATCCAATAGCTAATAATGCTTCTTTATCTGTTTTATGCATAACTTATTTATTTATAATTTTATAATCTACTTTTCTACCACAATCATCATCGTGATCTTCCCAATTCAGAACAATCTCGTGACAATGTCCTAAAACTTCATTAATATATTCGATTTGTAAAGGATCTAATTCATTCCAGTACCCAAATCTTAGAGTAATAGATGAATGTTCAGTACCAATCTCAACATCGAAATTCGATATCTTTTGTATTTTAACTATTTTTTCTAAATCTATTCTGTGCATAGTGTGTGTGGTTTAAGTAATTATCTATATCTAAATATAAGAACTATTATTCAGGGAGGCAACTTTTTTCAAGTCTTTTTTCCTCTTTTTTTAGTAATCTAGCTATCATTCTTGTCATATTATGACAATCTGTTTGCTTGTAGTGCTTTAACTCTTCTTTAAGGTGTTCTAAGTACGTCATAGTGTCTTTATTTATAATATAAATATACGAAGAGTTTTTCGGGGAGGCAACTTTTTAACTAGTTATTTTTAACTTTTATGTAAATTATTTCATCGATTTCAGTATCGATACGACGAAGGCCTTCATCGTTGGTAAGTAGAATACAATCTCTGTAACCTTCCCAATCTAACTGGAATGAAGTATCTAAAACACCATTGTTATGTGCTTGAATTAAATGGTTAAGAGCATTAATTGTATATAATGTATTTGTGTATTTTTTTCTATGTAAGGATATTGTATTTTGCATTGCAGAAAAATCTTGATTACGTTCAATATTATAAGTACATAATCGTTCATAACTATTATCTATATTTTTTAAAATAAATATTTTATTGAATAAGATATCATATGATTGTACAATTTGATCAATTGTTTTTCTTACTGTTTTTTCTGTTGAAAATGTACATAATAGTTGTGTGCGCATTATTACTTTTTAGACTTCAGAGTTTTAATTTGACTCTTACGTGACTCAATTTGATCAATTATTTTTTGCATCGCACCATCAACAACTTGAACTTCAGATGTACTAGGTATATCTAATCCAGCACCTACCATTTTAGATTTTATAACATCTATTAACTCTGCTCTACCAATAGGCTTACCACCACCTGCTCTTCCGGAAGCTCTATCTGCTGATGATCTATATCTAGCAACAAAAAAGTCTGTACCCTCAGGGTGTGATTTATTCCAACCTTTGACTAAGAAATCAAGTTGCTGCTTATTCATTTTATCTATTGATACTTCCGTTAATCCATGATCCCCACTACTTCTAAATTTTTTATCCCAATAATCAATAAGTGCTGTTTTAGAGAATTGTTTTAATTCTATTTCTAATTTTTTAGCGCGCTCTTGCTCAGGTGTCATAGAGAGTTTCTTTTTTATATTTTGCATAATTTTATCATTACCTAATGCACCTTTAAATTGGTTGAATCTTGACTCCATAAACTCCCAGTTAGCAGGTTCATCTTTACCGCCATTATCTAACGATACTTTATGATCTAATTGAGATTCATTGAATGGTACCATCTTACCTGTTATAGTACTAATACCACCTGTTTGTAGGTAGTGTTTCAGTACAGCACGTATTCTTTCAGAGCCCGCTTCACCAGTTCGAAATTCTTTTGGTGGATCACCCTTTTTACGGAGTCGCTCCCTAAAACTTTTAAAGTATGTTGGATTAGCTTGTTTTACAAAAGAAACAACTGTATCTATATCCTCATCGGAAATATCATAGAATGGGATTTCAGGCACTTCCCCTTCAAGATAGTTTTTATATATAGTAAGATCTTCACGAGACATATTAAATCTACCTGCACCCATTCCTGCTGTTTCATCTTGCATTAATAAAACAGAAACCATCCCTTTCAAGAACGTTTTCTTTTCTTGCTCATTTTTTAGTTGAGCAGGCGTTGGACCATCAGAAGTAGTACCTACCACATCCTTCGCTCTAGCGTTTGCTTTCTGCTTTTTATCTTGCTCTTTTTCCTTATCAGCATCAGAACCTGGTTCAGGTGTATTAAGCATATTTTTAGTATACTCTCTACTATCTTGGCCACCTTGCTCTTGACCATCTAATTGAGTAAATTTTCCAGCATCTGTTTTTTGATATTTTTGAGCATCAGGTCGATTTTCTTGACCTTTCTTGACATATATACCATTACCTAAGTGAGCATAATTATCATCATCTGAATTAGTAGGGTTGTCAGGATTATCTTTACCTGCTTCACGTAAGTTTTGTATAGATATGTTTATTTCAGATTCAGGGAGCCCAAGAGATCTTAAAACTTGCTCTAATAAATTAACATGATGAGCATTATTAAAATCAGGACAACCGTTATCTGTTTTCCAACTAACTTCTTCTAAAATATCGAGTATATTCATAATTTTCCTACATATAAATATCAAGTAATAATATTAAAATCAAAGGCTTTCATATTTTTATAATCTCTCCCTGTCTTACATTTTACTGGAAATTTCATTAGATTTGAAATATCTTTCATTATATTAGCTTCAGACGGATGAAGATCAAACAGCATTGCATCATACGTATATAGTATAAGCTTAGTCTTTTTATCGTTTAAGAATGTGTGTATATCTTTTATAACGTTAATATTTTGCTCCGTCTCTACAGCCTGTATTGTATAATTAAATAATGTTTGTGGTTTTATATCACGTGATTTTAAATTATCTCTATAGATTTTACGTTTAAAAATTGGTGTTTGTACATAACCTTTACGCTTATAAATATCCCAAACTTCAAAAATATACTTCTTTATTTCACTGAAGAATGGTATATTCTCGAATTCTTTAGGAATCCCGCCATATAGTATCTTAAACGTTATTGATTTTGATTCATTATATTCATCTTCTGTTAGCAGTTCTTTATCGAAATAATACTTTCCTAAGTATGCATGTATAGAAGTATCTGGTAATTCATAATCAATTATATTAGCAATCAATCTTAAGTGATATGCATCATAATCAAATTCAACTAATTTACCATCATCAAATCTACTAATATATCGCTCTCTCGTTTCATCATCTTTATTCAAAGCAGCGTAATTTATACCATTAAATGCATTACTAGGGCGACCAGTAATAGACCATGGATTGTATCTTGTATGCTCTAATGTATTATCAGTTGTATATAATCCTGCAGATTCAATTTGTTTTAGTTGTGGTAATAGTATATCATTATACTCAGTAAATCCAGGTTCATTGCATAATTTTAATAAAGGTAATATGATATCTACTATCTTCTTACAGTACTCTTTATGCTTTAGTAAAGGTATTATATCATTAATATTATTTAATCTCCAACATCTATTATAATAATATGCATGTGCATTTGTATATAAATCAGATTCTTTTATATTTGTAGATTTATGGAAATAATATAACGCATCTATATTTACTGAATTCTTAATTCCACTGCTATAAGTATATGTTTTAGCATCATTATTTATGAAATTCAAATCTCTGATATTATGGATTTTATCAGAGTGATTGATAGGGATAATATATTCACTCTCTGTATTGATATTGTAAATATATAGTAGAGATACACGATTATGTATGCGATGTTTATTAACATCACTGTAAATAGGTATTACAATATTTTCTGAGTCTTTATACTTAGACTTTAATTCATTAAGAATTAGATCGCTATCTACAATCATACAAAACCTTTATTAATACTTGAATATAAGAAATATTTTTTAAGTAGACAACTTAAACGCTTCTAGATTTGCAAAATATTGAGTAAATGCAGGTCTCAAAAATTCTGGTAATCTCTTACTGCTTACCTCTATAAAATAACGATTAACACTGGCACATGTTGTATTTT